CTACGGAACTAAAATCATCTGAACCGGGACGGCCAAACGAAATAGATGAATTACCTTGTACAACTCTACGCCCGCCTGAAGAAGAGGCATCACCGCCATAAGCAGAAACAGCGCAAAGCTGATTACTTGTGCTATGGAGCAGATAACCAGTCGTAGGCGAAGGATCGATTATAGAAGCAGTACCAGCAAGTCCTATAGATACACCGGGTCCTTTCTGGGTCCAGGGCAAAGCCGAAGTAAAGTAATCATGACGTTTCCCGCGCGGCGGGCAGGCGAAGCCAGGTTGAGCATCAGTGGAAGAAGAATTAATGACCCAAGAAGGTTGCTCGTAAAGACGACTCATGTCAAGCACTCGATTAGCGTCGCCTTTTTCGATTTTCACAGAAGTCTGGAGATTTTCATCTCTGAACCATTCATTCCAGATAAGGTATACAGCGCGGAATGGAAGGGCATTGATACCGGATATGTTATTAGTCGTATTTAAAGGGAGACCGAAATAGTCCCATAGAGAGCCGATTAATGAATTATCGGTAGAAGTGGAGGCTGAAACAGTAGGGATGACATAATCAGTGTCATCATCAGGATCTTCCCGCTCGAAACAGAAATTCTGCCAGTGGTCCCAGACGAGACGATTCGGGACAAAAAAGAAAAACCAGTCCAGATAAATATTATCCATGATAGGCTTAATAGGAGTAGCCAAACGAGCGAAATAATTAACAGACATACGAGTAGTATCGCCAGGCAAAACCTCGTCAACAAATACAGGTATGAGCTTACCTGAATCAAAAGTTGTCTTATAAACATGCGAACGATCGAACTTAGACCTCCTCATGTACATTGCAGGAGCATCGCTGAAGCGATGACCTCTAACTCTAATTTTTCGAGCCAATTTTTCACCTTCTTTGAAGTGTAAACCTAATAATTAACCTAAAGCAAAATATTATTAGGTTTTAGATTATTTTTGCGTCACCTACGCCAGTTACATCAAGTAAGTAACTGGCTTCGGTGACGCCTATTTTTGTGTTTCTGGTTGATTTTCAGTTAAAGTGTTATCTTTTTCTTGTGTAGTTCCTGTACTAGCGAACGATTGATGTTCAACGGTAGACTTGTTACCACCATATAAACCTTCTTGTTGAAGATATTCGAGCGTTGCAGGATCATTCAATCGGTCGATGAAATTCATAGGATCGTGACCAAATTTTGCTCGAACGTATGCGGGTAAACTATAGAATTCTTCACGAACTCCAGACACAAGCTCTAACGCTGTGCTATAGTCACCGGGAAGCGTTGCATCTCCGAACTGCAGATAAGCGTATTGCGAACTATCGCCGAGGTCAAGAGTCATGATACCTTTCTGACCGTCTGCATACTTATTTACGATGTAATTGATATCAGTTTCATCTTTCTCGTCCTGAACAGTAAGAGAAGGCATGGTAAACTCAATACCGCAATGATCATGTTCTTCTACCGGATCATAAGCTGTCTTAAATTTCATAGTTTCACCTCCTTTCGCAGGCGCCTAGACGCGGCGGGCGTGGCGTACAAAAAAAGGGCGATCTCCATGAGATCGTCCTTTTTCTGATACGCTCTTTATTAGATTATCATTTAGTAGAATCATTGTCAATAGTCTGCACATATTCTATGGCGCGACCAACCATGACAGGAATACAGGACTCGTCACAATTCTCAATGTAATAGCGACCGTCGCTGTCACCAAGATTACCAATATAATACAAAGTAAAATCTTCAGGATATTTTTTAATAAGCATTTTATCATCGTTAACTATACCTTCAAAAGCTCGCAGAGCAAGCATATCATTATGGTAAACCTGTGGAGGACTGAACTGTTCAGCCTTGGAATCATAAATGGAATAAAGTCTCAGAGGAACCATCTCCTTTTCTAAACGCAATTAAATACCTACGAATCATAAGATATAACGTAGCTGATATGACATAATAGTCATTATCAAGGCGAATAACTCTAGAATTATCAGGCTTAAGACGGTAAGCGGCATATTTACTACCACGAAAAGAGTAATTAAAAGAAATATTACGCTCACGACAGAAATTTTTAACAGCTTCAAGCTCACTGATAGGCATCACCTCATTTCCGACTTAATAATAACACAGTCATAATACTTTGTCAAGTTTTCTGCCAAGAAAATGTTTATACTTACCTTCCTGAACACGGCAACGGTCAACCAAACGATCAAAAGTATTGTTCTCCAAGTTATGAAGCATCTTCTCAATACGGTTATTACGAATATATTCCATCCAGTGAGGATGCGTTTCATCAAATTTCTTATCATAATAACGAGGAGGACGCATCTTCTTACCGTTGATAACAACATAATCATTAGCATAGCATTCTTCACCATGATCTTCGAGCCATTTAGCACCTATACCAGGACGATTAGAAGCAACCATGAATTCAGGAATGCGACCTTTATAGTGAGAAGGAGCGTCTATACCGGTCTGTTTTTTAACTATATAGCGAGCGACATAGGCAGCAGAATCAAAGCTAAACTCACCAATAAGATGCATGCCGTATTTCCATACTTTGGCAAAACGAGAAGAAGTATAAGTATTATAACCATCTGTACGGAACCGAAAAATTTTGTCATCAAAATCAATATTAAACAAGATATAATGATAATGGGGGCGACCATGAAGTTCACCATATTCACCACAGCCGAGAAAACGAATACCACTACCATACTCACGACGAAGATTTTTCATGAAAGTCTGATGAAATTTTTTGCTTAAGCTTTTATCACATGGCAAATGATAATCGTCAAAAGTGCAAGTAACGAAATAAGCAGAAGACGAAGAACGGGCTTCGTGAACAGCACGGACAGCCCACTGTCTACTATTTTCGAGACGACAACCAATGCATTGTTTACAAGAACAACGAATGAAACGGCTATCGCCAGCAAGCTCGGGGTGAGAGGCAAGGCTACCGTAAAAACTATAATGTTGTTTTCCATTTTTCGTAAACGCTCCCTCGACTGGGTACATAAGAATAGGATTATAACAAACCATATTAATCACCTGTACCGATTGTATCAGGATTAAGTCAGAATGTCAAATCCTAAATCCACCTCGTCCTACTCTTTTAAAATTTCTACGACGAGATCTAGAAGTACGCCGGAAAAGACGACGAGAACCTCGTTTAGATAAGCGACGTCGTCTCATTTAGCATCCCTCCAAGAACCGAAAAAACGGCCAGTTTTTTTAGAATCATTCTTATTAACAGCTGGCTCAACAAGTTGCGCAACATCAGCTTGAAAGTCCGAGGCAACTTTTTTGGCAGTAACAGTATTCGAAGAAGCTTTGCCTTTCAGAGCTTCGATCAGATCTACAACTTCCTGAATAAAAGGAACGACAACAGAAACGATAAAAGTCAGAATCATAGTAGTTTTATTAGGCATAAAATTATCTCCTTCCAAAATAACGGCCTCCGAGGAAGCCTATAACATTTTTAACAGTAGAACCAACACCACTAGCGACAGATCTAGGAGCACCTGTAAGACTTTCGATATTCTTATAAAAATCACGTTCCATGCCTGCCATTTCAGTTTGAATATTATCAAAAGCGGCGGCAGAATTAGCACGATTAGCAGAAGCAATATTATTCAAAATACTAGAGTTAAGGTAAGAACCCTGAAGCCGAAGGTTTTCAAGCTCCAAATTCATCTTCTCAAGCTCGTAACCAAGGCGCTTTTCATAAGTCTGCTCACGAAGATTCAAATCATTTGCAAGAATACCATTTTGAAGTACTGTTCCATGGGTGCTCTGACGCACAGAATCGGCTTCTGCGACGTTTTTATCGATTTGAGATACTGCAAGATGCTCGGCATTCTTAGCCTGCCTTTCAGCGGCACTAGCGGATTTAGCAGAATTCATGGTAGAGCCAATATCACTCATACCTACAGAAGCAGCAGAAGCTCCAGATATAGAACCGCCTATTCCATTAGTTGCGGCAAGAATAGGATTAAGACCGGCTTTGCGCATATCTTCTACAGCCCATTGATAACGGTGTTTATAATTCTCAACGTTCCACTCGTTAGCCTGTGCGGCATTAGCAGAATTATAATGATTCTGAACTGCAGATCCAAAAACAGAACCAGCTATACTACCAACAGTATCAGAAAGCCATGACATAAAATCAACTCCTTAGAAGTGATCAACAAGGCCGGGCGTACCGAACAGAGGCATAGGACGCACAGTAGTATAACGGAAGCCTATATCGAGCAGAAACTCAGGCTCACTGGGAACAGCGATAATGCGCTCAATAGGTGGATTCTCGGTAATAAATTCTTCGTTAAGAGTTGGAGCATTTTTAAAGAACTGAGACAGGTGCCAAATATCCAAAGAACCACCAGTTACAGAACTGCGAAACTTGCCTGTAATCTGCGAAGGTTTATAGCGATATTCGGAGTAACGCTCCTGATAACCGAAAACATTAGTATCAGCTTCAGTGCCCTGGGCATAAATCTCGCGAAGCTCAATAGCCTGCTCACCGAGGTGAGCGAATGTTGGCCAATAGAAATCATAGACCGTAGAACGAAGCCACATCTTATTAATGCCTTGCTGATAAGTAAGATCGGCACGAGCGCACACAAAGCCTATAATATAGCCGTGTTCAACAAAAGATTTGGTAAAGCCATGGAATTTAGCAGCAGTAACACCATAAGCAGAAAGATTACCTTGAGGAGAGGTACCGTCGGTTGCAGAAGTTTGAGCTATTGGATTGACATTTACCATTTTGGTAAAGGAACCAAGAAATTCCGGACGCTGAAGACGAGCATCAGGAGAAACTACTCCAAAGAAAGAGCGAAGAACTTCTGTATACCGACTACCACCACGAGCAAGGCGTTCATAAAACTTCTGCATCTGGAAAGCAGTGCGCAAGCTATTAATGGTAAAAACGCTAGAAGTATCCAAGTTAACATAAGAATCATTAGCAAGAAAACCAGAAGCAGGACGAGCTGACATAGTAATTTTTTCAGAATAGTTGCCAGCAAAACCACCTACGGAACTAAAATCATCTGAACCGGGACGGCCAAACGAAATAGATGAATTACCTTGTACAACTCTACGACCGCCTGAAGAAGAGGCATCAC